TTTTATTCAAATGCCCGCCAAAAAATTCGCTCAAATTGTTCGGAGGGACCCAAGGCCGTCCCTACCCCTGCCGGCCCCGGCGAGGCCATCGAGTGGAACCACCTAAAGACTTAACTGGCACTTTAGGGGAGGGACCCAACTACATCCCCTCGCATATCAAGTTATAAAGTTGGTGCTTCATTGTATTGGCCCTTCGCATCGTCCGTATTCGATGGCAGTTCGCACAGACAATATCGCATTTTGCAATTTCGTTACGCAAGCGAGACAGGGTTGTATTATGGATCATCTGGGATATTTCCCCTTTCTTGTTCTCGTCAGGTCGATGATCGAATTCAAGCACACGGAAATCGTCCGTGTTGCAATCCATACAGGACGCTTCCAAGACGAGTGAGCTTACGAAGCTGCGGTTTCGCGCCCCTGTAATCTTTCGCGCGCGCACGAGTCCGACAGCACGTCGCCGCGCCCGGTCTTTGTCGAGTGCTCTTTTCAACCGTTGTGCATTCTGTTCAAGTTCGAGGACGGCAGCAGCCAGCGCTAGGGCTTCACCAACGAGGGTTGAGTCCTTCGCGAGGGCCTTTTGCCGCCACTGCCATTGACGCTGGAACGATGCGTTCTGCTCCTTCGAATATGCTTTCATCTTGTCCTACAAAAAATTCCTAGGGGTCCCATTCGAGGGACCCAACCCGTCTCCCTGTAGCACAATTCTGGGCCGATGCGCTAGTTTTCTTGACGTAAAACGTCAGGAAGGTTAACATTCGGGCTTCATTGCCGCCTTGCGCCGGCACGCCCCATTCAGGAAGTCCCACCTCATGGCAGGTATCCAGTCCGTCCCGTTCATGCCGATGCTGCCGCGCCTGATGATGCACCGGGACTGGTTCGTCTTCCCGGCGTGGGCGCATCCGCAGGTTCGCTATTGGGCTCCGACGTGGATGATCATCCGCGACTGCCTCCTCGGCGATCAGGAGATCAAGGACAAGGGCGAGACCTATCTGCCAAAGATGGCGGACATGGACCAAGACGAATACGCCCGCTATCTCGACGCGGCGGTCTTCTTCAACATGACGGCGCGCACCGTCAACGCCCTCACCGGCACCGTCTTCCAGCGCACGCCCAAGATCACCGGCGTGCCGAAAATCCTTCAGGACGACCTCGACAACTGTGTGTGGAATGGCATCTCGGTCGCCGCCTTCCTCACGACCTGCGTTGAAGGCGTCATCGCCATGGGGCGCTTCGGACTCCTTGTGGATCGCGCGGCGGATGGCAAGTCCACGCCGTTCATCCGTGGCTACGACACCGAGAACATCGTCGATTGGCAGATGGATTGGGTGAACGGTCGCTACGTCCCGGTCCAGATCATCCTCCGCGAGTTCATCGAGATCAATTCGCGGCGCGTCGGCGAGATTCGCAAATACAAGATCATCTACCGCGTGCTGTCGCTGGACGTTGACGGCGAACTGATCACCACGCCATCCAACAACGACACCACGCTGTCCTCGGTCGGCGTCGGCACCGGCGGCGGTCCCATCACGACCTACGCGGGCGGCGCGGTCGCGATCCAGTCCTCGCCGGTCGAACTTGCGCCGGGCGCGCCGGTCTACCGCCAATACGTCTACACCGTGAACAACATCAGCGCGCCGCTGAACACGATCACGCCGGAAGTCATTACGCCCACCAATCGCGGTGCGACGATGGACTTCATCCCGTTCACCTTCGTGGGCGCAAAGGACAACACGCCGGACGTGGACCGTCCGCCGGCTGCCGACATCGCGAAGCTCAACCTCGCGCACTATCGCGCCTACGCCCATCTCGAACACGGGCGCTACTTCTGCGCCATGCCGATCTATTACGTGCAGGTCATGCCGCACTCGGAGAAGGCTGAATACACCCTCGGCCCGTCCCGCGTGTGGGAAGTGGCGCAGGGCGAGAAGCCGGGCATCCTCGAATTCAACGGACAGGGCCTCAAGACCCTCGAAAATTCGCTCTCCCAGAAGGAGGAGCAGATCGCCATGATCGGCGGGCGTCTCGTCGGCGGGTTGTCGCGCTCCGTCTCCGAGTCGGACAATCAGGCCAAGGTGAAGGAGAGCAACGAGCGCTCCTTGCTGCTCAAGGTCGTCCAGAACACCGAAGAGGGCTTCGAGAAGGCTCTGAACTGGTGGTGCTGGTGGCAGGACCAGCCGAATTCGGAAGCCGAACTGGACCTGAACACGGCCTTCATCTTCGACAACCTCGGTGCCCGCGAACTGCGTGCGGCACATCAGATGTATGCCGAAGGCGTCATCCCGATCACCGCCCTGCACAACTATCTGCTCAAGGCGGAGATCATCCCGGAATACATGGACATCGACCAGTTCAAGTCGCTCCTCGGAAAGGTCGAAGAGTTCCCGAACCAGCCGGACGTGTGGGCGCGCCAGATGGGTTACAGCGACGCGGCGCATCGCCACGACGTGCGTCTCCAGCGCCGCGAACTGCGCAACACGGAAGACATGACGGAGATCGACAAGCAGCGCGCCGATCAGGAGTTGATCGACATCGAAGGCAACATCGACGTGAAGCAGCAGCTTGCCGACGTGCAGCAGCAGCTTGCGGACGTGCAGCAGCAGATCGCCGATCAGCAGGCCCAGCAGGGCACGCACGATCAGGCGATGGACAAGAAGCAGCACGAGCTTTCGCAGAAGGAGATGGTCCTGAAGCAGAAGGTCGCCATGAAGGCGGCGAGCGCCGCCGGACGCCCCGTCGTCAAGAACGCGGGCGCACCTCCCAAGCCGAAGAACCCCAACTCCACGGCCCTCCCCAAGCAAGTGGCGGCGGCGCGGCAATCGACGAAGCAGTGACCGATAGGGATAGGAATTAAAGAATCCTGTCCCTCTCGCGCTATTTTGGTTGACACCCTGCCTGATGCATGACAGAAATCATGACATCAACCAAGGGAACCCGATGAAGCTCTCCCAATTCAAGCTGGTCACCAGAGTGGTCGCCGACCGCGAGCGACTGCTGTCTGACCTCGACCGTCTCGTCTCCAACCCCAAAGCCTACACGGCTCAAGCCTACATGAGCGCAGTCCAAGACAAACTGGACCTCATCGGCGGCGCGGAGATGACCCTGATCGATCTGGGCGTCGCCATCGACGACACCCTGACCATCCCCGGACTGGACGACGCGCTGACCATCGCGCGCTTCCCGCTCGCCTCGCAGGCGGCAGCCTGATGTCCAAGAAACGCAACCGCGAAGACAAGCGCGCCCTCAAGGCCCTCGGCAAGAAGGAAGCAGCAGCGTTCCTCAACAAGCGTGACCTGTCGTTCACTGGCTTCGACTCGAACTCTCCAGAGACCGTCAAGTCTCTGAACTCGACCGTGAAGCGTCTCCGCAAGGAACTCTCCGATGTGGTCGCCGAGCGCCTCGCGGAGGCAAACCAGAACGAGACGCGCGCCACCAAGATCAGCGCCCGTGTGCGAGAACTGCTCACCGAGCAGGCGCAGCACGACAAGCTCTATGGCGAGACCACCGCCGAATATTTTCAGCGCACCGGAGCCAACACCGGCGTCGCCGACGACGAGCCCGGTCGCCCCATGACCGGCTTCCTCCCCACCCTCACCGGGCGGCGTGCGCAGCGCGAGTGCGCAGCACGAACACCTCACGCCGTGTGGCGTGACTTCCTCCCGTTCCACAAGACGCAGCCGACCAAGGAAAATCCCTGCTGCGAAATTAAGCTGCCGAAGCATTACGACGACGCTACCGAGCGGCGCTTCAAGGAACTGGCCCGCACGGCGCGCCCGCTCCACTACAACGCACCGACCTACGAGCAGTGGGCGAAAGAGCTTGCGCGTGGTGCGGAGATTGAGCCGGCTATTCTCCGCACGCCGCGTCCGCAGTCCTACTTCGAGGTGCTCAAAGATTCAAAGTCGAGCCCAGAGCGCCGACACGAGATGGTCCTGCACGTCAAGGCGGACATGTCACTGGCGATGGCTGCGATCAACAACCTCATGCGCCTCGCCGAGGAAGCCGCCGTGAAGTTCGCGAGCCTGCCGGGCGAAAAGCTGCAACCCGCCGCGCCGCCGCTCTCCACCGGCAACGTGAACGTCATGGAGCCTTCCGCGACGAAGACGAAGCCGAGCCTCTACGCTCTGAACTCGACGGTGACGAAGGGTATCCTGACGCTCACATTGGCCAACGGCAGCGCCGAAGAGTTCCCGTGGCCCTACACCCTGCCATGGGACTTCGCCGAGTGGCTCTACGAGCGGACGATCACCAGCGTGCGCAAGCACCGCGAATACGGCCTCGGCAAGACCATGGCTGTCTTCAAGGCTGACAGCGGCAGCACCTACGTGTTCGAAGGCTTCAACATGAACAAGTTCCACGACGAGTTGGTGTGGAACTTCCAGTCGAGCGCAGAGTCCTGCGTGCGACTGACCCACATGGTGGACGGCGCGGTGTTCGACATCCTCCAGTCAGTGGCGGAGCACGACATCGAGCAGGCCCAGCAGATCGCCGACATCGTGGCTGATCTTCCGCTCGACCTGACGAGCGCCATGCCGTTCAGCGGTGAATTCACGACGGGACTTGGTGCCGGCGACGAAG